GCACGCCGCGGCCCTGGCCGATCCGGTCTTTGCGGTAGACGTGCAGCATATCCGCGGCGTCGACGCGCTTGGACGCCGACGGCATCACCAGGCCGCGCGCGCCAGGGTGTACCGGGTAAATCCAGTATGCCTTGCGCTTGCCGTCGAGCGTGTACTCGACGCCCTGGTCGACGACGACGCCCTCGGCGTTGATGTCGCTCGCCGGCGGCCTCGTTACCAACATCACGCGATCGCGCGAGGCGTCGAGGTGATCCGGCTCAAGCAACTGCACCTCAAGCGGCACAATGCCCGGCTTGGCTTGCGACGAACGCAACGGCACCATGCGCGCGAGCACTTCGCCGGACTCGACGATGCACCCCGTCGCGAGCGCGATCAGGCCATCGAAATTAAGCTGGCCCTCGCGGTCGCATTGCTTGGCCCAGGCCTTGAACGCGGCCTTTGCGCGCTTGTCGAGCGCCGCATCGCCGGTGATCGGCTTGGGCATGATGCCCTCGCCAACGGCGTGCGCCACAACCACGCGCTGAATGCGCTGGCCCCACCATGTATTGCGCGTGAGATCGCGCGAGCGCGCGCGCAAGCGCGGCAACGCGCCCTTGATCTCGACATTCGCCGAGGCGTTGGTCGCGCGCCATCCGTCGGTTCGTCGGCCGAACATCGCGCCGTCATAAGCGCGGACCTGATCGAGGCTCACGCGGGCGGCGGCACGACGAAGCCCGGCGCCCGGCGCGAAATACGCGACGACGCGATCGATTGCATTCATGGGATTCGCCTCTACTCGCGGCAATGCCGCACAAAGGAAACGCGAGGCACAACCGTCGCCGGCGAAACCTCTTTCGTCATATCGTCGAGTTGCGCGATCATTTCCGCGCGGGTGAAATACTCCACCTCGCGGCTATCCGGCCCCGAGCCGAATTTGACGCGGCGCGCGCCCGAGGCCAGCGCGGCCTTGAGCGCGTCGATGTCGTCTTGTGTGTAAGCCATTCAGCCCTCTACGGTGCGCGTCATCGCGCGACTCCTTTACTGGAAACAACAAAGCGCGTTCGGGGCGCGCCGACATTGTGAGGCCGGCGGCTCGTGAGCCTTCCGCGCGGTGCTCGCGCCCCGAAACTGCTAAAGCTTGGCGGCGGCGAACTGCGTAAAGACGCGATCGCGCCACGTGTTGACGGCACCGCGCAACACCGCCGAGGAATGCTCTTTGCCGAACACACCGAAAGGCATGTTCGATTTATCGACGGCCTCGACGGCCGCCGGCGCGAGCATCGGAATGTCGAGTGCGTCGGGCGGAAACACGAACTTGGTCGCGTTGATCCGGTTGCCGACGACGACGTGACGGGCGCCGGCGGCGAGCTTGGTCGCAACCGGCTTAATCTCGTCGATCGACGTTTGTGAATTGCCGACAACGTGCAACACCGTGATCGCGTATTTCTCGGGATCGAGAAACCCGATATCGGTCAAGAGTTGCAGCGTCGGCGACAACAGCGTCGCGCGGATGTCGATCACCGTCGCCGTGATGGCGTTGAGCGTATCGAACACGCGCATTTGCCCGTCGGAGTCGGCGAGATCGACAATCTCGGCGCGATCCGCATAGAAGCGCTTGAGCACGCCGCCCTCGACATCGCTTTCGGTGTCGAAAGGCCGGTTCGCGACGCCACTCGCGTCGAGATAGTCGATCAGCGCGCGCGTGATCGTGGTTTTGCCGACGCCGCCCTTGTCGGCGCCGACGATTTTGATTTGCGGCTTGCTCATGTGTCAGCTTCCTTTGCGGGCCGCAACGATCGCCGAGGCGAGCGCGCGCATAAACGTCGCCGTGCCGCCCGTGACGAGCCACACGAGCACGATCGTCAGCAACCAATGCTCGGCGATCCAATTCAGATATTCCATTCGCGTCCTCTTACCGTTTCAGCCAACCGCCAGTTGGGCGGCCGATCCAATTCGAGCCTTGCGGCTCATCCTGCGATCGCGCCGCCGGCGCCTCGACACTGGCATTTGTGGGCGGTGTCGGTGCTTGTGCCGGCGGCGGATCATCGACGGGCGCCGCCTGGGCGGCGTCGTCGGGTGTTGCAGACGCGGGACTAGCTGCAATCTGAATTGCGAGTGGTCGGGCAACGAACAAGTCGCCTTGCGTGATCGTCGGTGCGCGCTCGCGCGCGAGGATTTTCCACTCATCCTCTGTCATCGACGAGAGGCCGAGGTGATCGGCGATCGCCATGTTGTACACGCGGCAATCGAACCAATGGTTAGGCTGATTACCGCGCGGCTCCCAACGCTTTGTTGATCGCCCGCGATTGCGCACGTCGGCGAGATATTCGGCGGTGACTTGCTTGAAATAATTCTCGTCGAGAAACTTGCCGAAATGGCAGTAACCCGGCGGATCAAGCTCGTGACCGGCCGATTTTCCCTCGCGCCGAAGATCCTCATACCAGTGACCTTTGAGCGGCCACGTGCCGACCGGCCACAGCTTCACGAAGCCGAGCTTGCGGCCGTCGAGATCGATATCTTTCACGCTCGGCGTGCCGATCGCCGGCAGATGCCAACCGTCGCGACCGTCAACGGCATAGGCGTTATGCCGCGTCGAGCACCAATGATAAACGACATGCGAGCGAAAACCGGAGTCGACGGCGAAGCCGTCAACCTTGCGGCGCCCGCCGAACGCATCCGGCCATTCCCGATCGTACAACTCGGCGAGCTTGAGGAAGGCGCCGGCGTTCGCGTCGGTGGTGTCACCCTCCAACACATCGACGAACACAACCCAGGACTCGCGGTTGGGCGCCCAGGCGACAACCTCGACGTAAATGCCGTTCATCTGCACGTCGGCGGCGGCGGTAAGCATCAGGCCGCGCGGCGGGATGCGTCCTTTCGGGTAATCCTCGCGCCGCTCCAACAGTCTGACATGATCGGGCGCGTCGCCCTTCATCTCAAACGCCTCGCCGAGCGTAAGGTTGTAAAACGCTTTCAGCTTGGCGGGGTCGCCCTGGGCGGCGATCCAGCGCTCGGCGATCTTGTCCCAAGGCACGAACGGCGACGACATCGCGTCGATGTGGTAGCTCGGGAATTTGCCCGGTCCCGGCGCCGTCGCGATCCATCCGTTGCCCATCCCGAGAGACTCGAGAAATTCGCAACGCGGCGCGTGCTTGCTACCGGCGCGCATCAGCGCGTTTTTTTCGTGCCCCTCGATCACCACACCGCAGCAAGGCGCAACATAGTGCGCCTGGAACGGAAAAACCTCGTTGAAGCGAAAATTCGGGCCGAATTTGAACGGAAACGGCGATCCGCAACCGGGGCAATCGATATGCCAATAGCGCTGATCGCCGGCCTCGAATTGCTTGTCGATGTAGCACGCGCCCTTAACCGTCGGCGTCGAGATATTGATCTCTTTCCAATCGCCGGTGGCGAGGAACGACTCATAACGCGCCTCGATCATCGCGTGCGGCGAGCCCTGCCCGTCGAGATCGTCGGGATATTCGCTCGCCTCGTCTTTGATGATCTTGCGCTTTGTTTTCGAGCGGAGATCGGCCGTCGAGTTGGCGATCGCGAGCGCCATCGAGCCGCCCGGATATCGCTTGAGGTACGTCGTCGAGCCCTCGCCCGAGCGCGAAACTTGCGGCTTGATCTTGGCTTTGAGCGCCGGCGATTGCTCGATCGCGGGATTGAGCTTGTCGGCAATGAAGTCGGCGAGCGCGCCGTCGGTTGGCTGCACGAGCAAGATGCCGCCCGCCGGATCGGTGTCGATCGACGAGCCGACGACGCCGATCGCCATCATCGTGAAGCCGGTTTGAGCGCTCTTTTTGATCGCCTCTTTGTTCACCGGAACGTCGGTGCTGCTATTATTCAGCGGCTCGACGACGTAAGGCGTTAGCCTCGGGTCCCATTTCTCGTTAGCGCGCGGCCCGTCGGGCACGACGACGTTTTCGGCGCACCATTCTGCCGGCAGCACCTTGCGAGGCGGCGCGATCAGCGCCATTGCCTCGGCGCACATCGCGGCGATCGCCGATTGTTTGAAATGAAGCATGGCCGGCCCTTATGCCGGCGCGTCGCCCTCGCCCGGCTCGATCGATGATGGCACGGCCGCGCCGGCAATCACGCCGATCTCGGCGGCGATCGCCGTGCGCAACTCGCGCTCGATATCTTT